ACTGTAGTTTCTAATACAACTAATACTGTTGTTTTATTAAGCGGTAATGCTCAACAAATTTCAACTGATATGTATGTAACACAAACATCTAATACTGCAGCTACCAGCACTGGTAAAACTGTAGCGGTTAATAGTGTTGTTGCTAATCTTATTACTTTATCTACTCCAGTGACTGGAAATACTACTCTTTATTTCGGTCGTAATGGAACTTCATATTCTGCTGTTGGTTTCGACCCATCATCTGCTAATGCATTTGTTGCAAACCTTGCAAATCAAATCGTTGCAAATACAGATGCTTATCTAGCTGTAAACGGTAATTTCGATTCAGACGTTCTTTATGTTGCTAAGTATCCAGGTGATATTGGTAATACCCTAAGAATTTCTGTTTGCGATACTGCAAATGCTTTCACTTCAAACGTAACATATGCAACAAACCTAGTATTTACTATCGGTTCTAACACTGCTACTGCTGAATTTACTGGTACTTCAAATGCAGCTGCAAACGTATTACAATATTCAGTTGGCGATAAGATCCTTGCAGGTAACTCTTCAATCGGTTACCAATATCTACAGCTTACTGCACTTTCTGTAAATACATCGTATAATTCAAATACTCTTCTAACTATGCAGTTCCAAGATCCATATAGACTTTATACAGCATATTCTACAAACACTGTACCTCGTTATTGGGAATTCTATAATACTGTTGATGGAGCTCCTGGAATTTCTCCTTTTGTTAATGCAAATGGTAATACAGCTGCAAAAGACGAACTTCACGTTGTAGTTGTTGACGATAACGGTTTATTCACTGGTGTTCCAGGAACTATCCTAGAAACATATAAGGGTCTTTCAAGAGCTACTGATGCTAAGAATGCTGATGGTACTTCAACAAATTACTATAAAGAAGTTATCAATCAGAACTCAGCTTATATCTGGTGGGCAAATGATCGTTCAGGTGCTGCTTCTGCAAACGCTGCTCTTGTAACATCATCAACTAACTATTCACCAGCTAATATGCAGCTAGTTCTTGGTGCCGATGGTTATAATTCATCTTCATCGAATAGTTATGCAGTTATTGCTTCTGCATATGACCTATTTGCTTCTGCAGAAGATATTGATATTTCACTTATCCTTCAGGGTCGTCCTCTTGGTGCTGCAGGTTCTTCTTATCAGTTAGCAAATTATCTAATCGATAACATCGCTGAAATTCGTAAGGATTGCGTTGTATTCGTATCGCCTGATAGTTCGCTTATGCTCAATTCATTCGGTACTGAAGCAGCAAATATTGTTGCTTGGAGAAATTCAGTTCACTCTTCTTCATATGCTGTAATGGACTCTGGTTATAAGTACCAGTACGACAAGTATAATGACATCTATCGTTGGATTCCATTGAACGGTGACATTGCTGGTCTATGTGCTCGTACAGATCAAACTAATGATGCATGGTGGTCACCTGCTGGTTTCAATCGTGGTCAAATTAAGAACCTCGTTAAACTTGCATATAATCCAAAGCATACTGATCGCGACACGCTTTACAAGAATGGTGTTAACCCAGTAGTTTCATTCCCAGGACAGGGTACTGTACTATACGGTGACAAAACTCTTCAAGCAAAGCCATCTGCATTCGATCGTATCAATGTTCGTCGTCTGTTTATTGTTCTTGAAAAGGCAATCTCTACTGCTGCTAAGTATTCGCTATTCGAATTCAATGATGCATTTACTAGATCGCAGTTTAAGAACCTTATTTCGCCATATCTACGCACTATTCAAGGTCGTCGTGGTATCACTGACTTCTTAGTTGTTTGTGATGACACTAACAATACTGCACAGATTATTGACACTAACCAGTTCATTGGCGATATCTATATTAAACCAGCTCGTTCTATCAACTTCATTCAGTTGAATTTCGTAGCGGTTGGAACTGGCGTTCAATTCTCCGAAGTTGTTGGCAAGTTTTAATAAATAGATAAAACTCAAAGGAGTAACATAGATGCCTTTTAATATTAGTGCTTTCAAATCTAATGGTCTAGTATACGGTGGTACTAGACCATCCCTCTTCAACGTATTTTTATCAGCTCCAGTTGGTATTGGTATCGATAATGTTTCGATAGACAAATTCCGTTTTGTTTGCCGTGCAGCAGAAATTCCTGAGTCAACTGTCGCTTCAATTGACGTTCCATATTTTGGTCGTAAAATTAAAGTTGCTGGCGAAAGAACTTTCCAAGATTGGTCAGTAACTGTAATGAACGACGAAGATTTCGCTGTTCGTTCAATGTTCGAAACATGGTCAAATGGTCTTAACCGTATGGTTTCGAACGTTCGTGATCCTAACCTTAATTTCGAACTTTACAAGCAAGACCTTGAAGTTATCCAATATGGTAAAGACGGTGCAGAACTAAGATCATATCTTATCGTTGGCGCTTTCCCAACTGCAATTGGACCAATCGCTCTTGATTGGGATTCAGCTAACCAAGTTGAAACATTCACAGTTAACTTTGCATATGATTACTGGATTCCAGGAATCGAAGCTTCTGATAAAAAAGCTGGTGGCGTTAATGCATATGGTGCAATGGCGCTTGAAGATGGTCCAGCTGGCCCAGCCTAAATATTACTACAGTGATAACGGAGAGAGCTTAAACGCTCTCTCCATTTTGGAGATTTAAATGGCAGAACTATTTGGGTTCGAATTCAAACGTAAAATACCTGTTGATAATCTACCATCATTCGCCCCAAAGGAAAATGATGATGGTGCAGTAGTCGTAGCAGCAGGTGGTGCATATGGCACTTATGTTGATCTAGACGGCACAGTAAGAACAGAAGCAGAATTAGTTACAAAATACCGCGAAATGGCTCTTCAGCCTGAATGTGATGCAGCGGTTGACGAAATTGTTAATGAATCATTATCTTGTGACGATGAAACAATCGTTGATATTAATTTAGATAATGTTAAAATTTCAGAAAATATTAAAAAAGTTGTTAGAGAAGAATTTCAACAATGTTTGAAACTTCTTGATTTCAACAAATATGCATATGACATTTATCGTCGTTGGTATATCGATGGTCGTTTATACTATCATGTTGTTGTAGATGAAAAAGCAACTAAAGAAGGTATCAAAGAAGTTAGATATATTGATCCTCGTAAAATTCGTAAAGTTCGTGAAGTTGCTAAAAGAAAACTTCAAACTGGTATGACATCTGGTCAAGGTGTTATGACAAAAACTGTTAATGAATATTTTATCTTCAATGATAAAGGTTTCAATTACGGTAATAAAGCAGTTGGACCAAGCACTAATGGTTTAAAAATTGCTAAGGATTCAGTATTACATATTGTATCTGGTTTAACTGATAACCAAGGTACAATGGTTCTATCATATCTACACAAAGCTATTAAGGCATTGAACCAATTACGCACACTTGAAGATGCGTTGGTTATCTATCGCCTTGCCCGTGCACCTGAACGTCGTATTTGGTATATCGATGTTGGTAATTTACCTAAGATGAAAGCTGAACAATATGTTCGTGACATTATGGTAAAGCACAAAAACAGATTAATTTACGACGCCTCATCAGGTGAAGTAAGAGACGACCGCAAATTTATGACGATGCTTGAAGACTATTGGCTTCCTCGTCGTGAAGGTGGAAAGGGTACGGAGGTTACTACCCTTCCAGGCGGTCAAACATTAGGTCAAATGGATGACGTTCTTTATTTCCAAAAGAAGTTTCTTCAAACATTGAACGTTCCTATCAGCCGTTTAAATTCAGATGCGCTTTTCTCTATTGGTCGTGCAACTGAAATTACTCGTGATGAATTGAAATTTGACCGTTTCGTTGTTCGTTTACGTTTAAGATTCTCTAGCTTATTCACTAAAATTCTTGAGAAACAATTAATCCTCAAGGGTATTATGTCACTTGAAGAATTCCAAGAAATTTCTATGGATTTCAAATATGAGTATTCAAGAGACAATTACTTTACTGAATTAAAGAATAATGAAATCACTGAAGGTCGTGCAAACCTTGCTCGTAATCTTCAAGATATGGCTGGTAAATATTATTCACATGCATGGATTCGTAAAAATATTCTCCATCAAACTGATGATGATCTTGAAAAGATGGATGAACAAATTACTGAAGAAACAAATTCACAAGATCCACGTTGGATTAATCCAACCATTGAACAAAATATGCAAATGATGCAGCAGCAACAACAAGCTGCTCAACAACCACCTGCTGGTTCTGAACCACCTGCTGGCGATCCAAATAAAATGGAAGAAGTTAGACAGGCAATGATCACTGTTGATCAAATGAAAAAGAAACCAAAAGCACAGCGTTCAATTCAAGACCAATCAAAATATAAAGCTGCAGTACAAATAGTTGCCAAAAATCCTGATATTGTGAAACAAATGGGCACTGGCGGCGGTACTACTGCCCAATAAGGAGAATATAAAATGACAGAGTTTAATAAATACAATTTAGAAGATTTAATTGCAGCATCTACTAACCAACAACCATTAGATTTTGAACATGTATTTGATGAGTTAATGGTAAGTAGATTACAAACAGCGGTTCAAAATAAAAAAATTCAGATCGCACAAAGTATGTATTCTTCACCAGAAGATTTGGAAAGCGAAAATAACTCAGAGGAAGATTACTAATGGCTAAGAAACCCCTAAGAAGCGTTGCTCCTAAAGACTCGAAGCAGGATTTAGAAGGCGTAAAAAAGTCTGAAGTTGTTGATGGTTCAACTGGCGTTGATCCAGGGGTTGACTACATGCCTAAAAAAGAAATCGGACAGAAGTTTGTTGCAGCTCATAAAACCGAAAAGTGGGCAAGTCGTGCAGGTAATAAGGGCGATGTATTCAGCGGTGATAAAGTAAAGTATGCTTTAGACACTCCTCAAAATAAACTTATGGGTCGCGACCAAAAAGAATCAGAAAAAGTATATGAAGCATCAAAGATGAAATGCGAATCATGCGGTAATATGTATGAAGGCGAATCATGTGATTGCGGCAAAATGAAAAAGGGCGGTAAGAAAAATCTTATCCTTAGTGGTGGTAAAGGTCTTCAAGAAGTTATTACAAAAAACACTCCTACTGGTGAAGTAATTCACGACATTGTTCATTCAAAAAATAAAATGTTTAAGGATGATTCAAAAGAACAACGTATTAAAAGAGCTCTTGGCGCCAAGTATGCCATGATGCGTAAAGAAGAAAAAGATAATGACGATACAGATGAAGAAATCAGCATGGTTGGTACAGAGCTAAGAGCTATTTGTGCTGATGCTGAAGACCTTCTTGCAAAAATGCCAAAAGATATGCACATTGAGCCATGGGTTCAATCAAAGGTTGCTGTTGCTAAATCAATGATTTCTGGCGTACGTGATTACATGCTTAATAAAAAACCAGTTAAAGAAGATCTAGCAATGCCAATGCTTGAAGATGGCAAAAAGAAAAAGAAAAAAGAAAAGATGGAAAAAGAATCAGCTCCAGCTGACACTACAATGAATTTAAATACATATGGAACTATCGATCAGGGGAGAGTATAATGCCTGGAATTTATAAACCACTTGGTACTGAATCGGTTTGCAACACTACTACTTTTAGCTCTTATGGAAAT